CGGCTACTAGCTCAAGCACTTTGGCTGGCGGTCTTAGAGTTCGTATTGCCGGTGCTGATTACTTTTTGGTTGTTGCTAGCGCAGTAGCCTAATGCAGATCACCAAGGAATTCTTGGAGTCTGAGATTAGTGAACTTGAGACTGAAGCACATAAGGCCCAAACCTTTTTGACTCAGGCTCAAGCCACAATCCAAGCGTACAAGATGCTTATAAACAGGCTAGAAGCCCCAGAACCGGAGCAAGAAAATGGCAATGCAATATGACGTTAAATCACAACATGGCGGGGCTTCCGGCTTGATGGTTCCTTACCGAACTCGTTTAAAGGGAGCGGTTGTTTTTCCTTTTACCGGTGCTACTGCGTATACTGTTTTGGTTGACAACATTAGTATTAGCGGGACTTACGCAAGAGCCACTACAACAGCAACAATTACTGCAATCAATCACGGTCTAAAAGCGGGTGATTGGGTTTATTTGGATTGGGATTTAACAGACAACCCATATCAAGTTCAAACAGCGGCTACTGCAAATACGTTTACTGTTACTGTTGCCGATTCTGGTGCAGCCAGCGGAAATGTCACTGTATACAATGACGTACTGCTGCAATTAGATGCGTCAAATCAAACTGCATATAACATAAATATTCCCGGAGAAGGTATTCTTGCCCATTACGGCATACGACTTTTCTTAGGGGCCAATACGCATATTACGGTGTTCTATGGCTAAGTCTCCAGCATGGCAGAGGAAAGAAGGCAAGTCCGAGAAGGGCGGCTTGAACGCCAAAGGTCGAGCCTCCGCGAAAGCGCAAGGCATGAACTTGAAGGCTCCCCAGCCAGAAGGCGGCTCCCGGCGCGACTCTTTCTGTGCGAGGATGGGCGGGATGAAAAAGAAGCTAACGAGTGCCAAGACAGCCAACGATCCGGATTCACGGATCAATAAAGCATTGAGGGCTTGGAATTGTTAGATCTAAACACCGCTTGGTCTGCCGTCCTGTCCTTAGTGATTGGACTGCTAGGCTACATGATGAATGAAAAGTTTAGGGAGCTTGCTCGTATAAGCATTCTCTTAAACAAAACACGCGAGGAGGTTGCCCGTGATAACGTTACTCAAGCAGAAGTGGATCGCATTACAAACCACATTGACCAACGCTTTAACAAACTTGAAGCAAAGATTGACCAGCTTATTCAAGCGGGGCGATAATGCCAAGCAAGAGTAAAGCTCAACACAATTTCATGGCAGCGGTGGCTAATAACCCATCTTTTGCTAAGAAAGCAGGAGTCCCACAATCCGTGGGTAAAGAGTTCAACAATGCCGATAAAGGCAAAACTTTTAAACAAGGTGGCGATATGAAAAAGATGAATATGGGTGGATACGCAGACGGTGGCATGCCTATGAAAATGAAAGACGGCAAAAAAGTGCCCGCCTTTTTGAAAAAAGGTGGCATGGCTGCATCTAAGATGGGCGTTGTAAAAACTGGCAAAACACCAGACGGCGTTGCTATGAAAGGCAAAACCAAAGGCAAGATGATCGCCATGAAAAATGGTGGCAAGTGCTAATCTAGGAGTCTCAAATGAGTCCAGCAGAAAAACAAGCACGGGAAGAAATGGCTGACCGCAAGATGAATACGGCTACTGAAGCCGCGTATACAAAATCTTTGCGCAATACCGAATACGCTCCTGAAAAGAAAGACCCGCGTGACGCAGTTCGTGGTCAACGTGGCTATGCTAAAGGTGGCTCTGCTTCTTCACGCGCCGATGGTATTGCCACTAAAGGCAAGACTCGCGGAAAGATGGTGTAACTATGATGGCCAGCCGTGGGATGGGAGCCATATCCCCCAGCAAAATGCCCGGTGCAAAGAAAAAAGCACGTCGGGATGACACTGATTTTACCCAGTACAAAGAGGGTGGTAAGGTAAATGCTGCTGGCAATTACACGAAGCCCGAACTGCGCAAGCGGATTGTGTCTCAGGTAAAGTCTGCGGCAACGCAAGGCACTGGCGCAGGTCAGTGGTCAGCACGTAAAGCTCAGCTTGTTGCTAAGAAGTACAAGGCAGCGGGCGGGGGTTACCGAGATTGAAAGCTCCTCAGAAATCATTGAAGGATTGGGGCGACCAAAAATGGAGAACCAAAAGTGGTAAAAAATCTTCTGACACTGGCGAAAGATACCTTCCAAGCGCTGCGATTAAAAGTCTCAGCCCTAGTGAGTACGCTGCGACGACCAAAGCCAAGCGAGCCGGAAAAGCCGCCGGTAAACAATTCGTAGCACAACCTAAAACTATTGCAAAGAAAACGGCAGGATTTAGATGACTACTACCGGAACCACACTGTTCAACATGGACTTCACGGAGATCGCCGAGGAAGCGTGGGAACGTGCGGGCCGAGAAATGCGTTCTGGCTACGACCTGCGTACAGCTCGTCGTTCTATGAACTTGATGACTATCGAGTGGCAGAACAAGGGCATCAACATGTGGACTATGGAGCAGGGTGTAATTACGCTTGTTCCGGGGCTTGCCACGTATGCATTACCTACAGACACCATTGATTTGTTAGAGCACGTTATTCGTACTGGATCTAATACAGCTTCTACTCAAGCTGATTTAACTATTACACGCATCAGCGTTTCTACCTATGCAACAATACCAAACAAGTTACAACAGGCGCGACCGATTCAAGTATGGATCCAGCGGTTATCTGGCGAGACAAATCCTACAAATGCTGTGCTTGATGGTGCAATCACCTCCACGGCAACAACGATCACGCTTAACACGGTGGTTGGACTAGCTGGATCGGGTTTTATCCGCCTTGGTACAGAAGATATTTACTACACATACGTATCAGGGAATACCCTTAGTGGTGTGTACCGTGGTCAAAACAATACAACAGCAGCGGCGCAAACAGACGGGACTGCGGTGTTTGTTCCTCAACTACCAGCTATTACTGTGTGGCCCACACCTGATAACTCTACTACCTATCAGTTTGTGTACTACCGACTGCGTAGAGTGCAAGATGCTGGCGCGGGTGCTGAGACAGCCGACATGAACTTTAGGTTTTTACCATGTGTTGTGGCTGGATTGGCGTACCATATTGCTGTCAAAGTTCCTGAATTGATGCCCCGCATCCAGATGCTCAAACAGATTTACGACGAGACATTTGACATAGCCGCAGGTGAAGATCGAGAAAAAGCAGCTATTAGGTTTGTTCCTAGACAGATGTTTATTGGAAGTGGCGGAGGTTACTGATGGGTAATCGGTTCGCATCCGGCAAGATAGCGATTGCTGAATGTGATCGTTGTGGACAACAGTACAAGTTAAAAACGCTTAGAACTGAGATCATTAAGCAACGTCAGTATCAGTTGTTGGTTTGTCCTGAGTGTTGGGATCCTGATCAGCCTCAGTTAATGCTGGGAACATTTCCAGTAGATGATCCACAAGCCTTGCGCAACCCACGTAGGGATACAACGTATGTCACTTCTGGTGTTAATGCTGCTGGTAATTTGTCTGGTGGTTCACGAGACATACAATGGGGCTGGGCACCTGTAGGCGGGGCTAGATTAAATGATGATGGGTTGACACCAAATTACTTGGTGGCAACGACATTTGTTGGTACAGTAACGGTATCTTAAGGAGCTTGAAATGGACAAAAAAGATTTGGCACAAGACAGGAAGACGGCAGCTGGGATCGTGCATAAGCATGAGAAGAAGCTGCATCCCGGTCAGCCTATGACTAAGTTTGCTAAAGGCGGCAAAACTAACGCGCAGATGAAATCTCTGGGTCGTGGTTTGGCTAAAGTAGCTAACCAAAAGAAGTCTTCTTTTACATACAAAAAAGGCGGCTAATCATGGCTACATTTAGCAAAAAGATGATGGGCAAAGAAGTTGGCGATGCCAAGGTCTATGCTACACCCCACACCATGACTGGTAAAGTTGTTAAAGCTACTGACAACCCCGGCTCTGGCCCTGACCACAGTGATGCAAACACAGTCAACATGTCTGTAGGCAACGTTAATCGTCGCGCACAGCCAGCAGCTAAAACATCTGGCATTAAAATGCGTGGTGCAGGTGCAGCGACTAAAGGTTTTATGTCCCGTGGCCCGATGGCATAAGGTTTAAACGATGGCACTGACATACGCCCAACTCGTGGCTGCGGTAGTTGACTACACGCAGAACACGTTTGACACGACTACGATCAATACAATGATCAAGCAGGCGGAGCAGCGCATCTATAACACGGTGCAGATTGCCAACTTGCGTAAGAACGTGACGGGTGTATTGTCAACCGGCAATAAGTACTTGGCTTGCCCAGAGGATTTTCTTTCGACGTACAGCCTTGCTATATACCCGTACAACGCAACAACAGCTACCGGCACTTCTGCTGCAAAGACTATTGTTGTAGCCAGCGCAACAGGTATTGCAATAGGTCAGCAGGTTACAGGCTCAAACATTGGCACTAATGCTTTGGTGCGTAGCATCAGCGGTACAACAATTACTTTGACTGTAGCCAATAGCGGCACTGTGAATGGTGCTGTGGTCTTCCAAGGTGATTATCTGTACCTGCTCAACAAAGATGTGAATTTTATTCGTGAAGCATATCCATTGAGTGCAGGTGTATCTGAGCCTAAACATTACGCCATCTTTGGCCCACAGTCAGCTAACGTCAATGAGCTGTCGTTTATTCTTGGCCCTACGCCTAATGCTAACTACTACGCAGAACTACACTACTACTATTACCCAGAGTCTATCGTGACGGCTTTGACTACATGGCTGGGTGATAACTTTGATTCTGCATTGTTGTACGGCACGCTTTGTGAAGCGGGTTCTTACATGAAAAGTGCGCCAGAAGACGGCATGTACAAGTTGTATCAAGAACGGTATATTGAATCTATTGCTCTGCTTAAGAACTTGGGTGATGGTAAGCAACGTGCTGATGCGTACAGGGATGGTCAAGTGAGGATTCCTGTGTCATGAGTAACATTCTTCAAACTCAGACGACCAGCTTTAAAACAGAGCTATATACAGGCGTTCATAACTTAGCCACCAATACGCTAAAGATTGCCCTGTACACGGCTGCCGCTAATTTAAACGAAGCTACCACTGCATATTCTTCTGTAAATGAAGTTAGTGGGGGTGGTTATACCCTTGGCGGCGTAACGCTGACTGGCGTAACCATTAGCTCATCTGGATATACAGCTTTTGTAGACTTTGCTGATGTGGTGTTTAACGCATCGGTTACGGCTCGTTGTGCACTAATTTATAACGATACCGTTGTCGGTAAACCATCTATTGCTGTGTTGGACTTTGGGTCTGACAAAACATCTACCAATTTCACCATCACAATGCCTGCTAACACAGCAACGGCAGCATTGATCCGTTCTTCTAATTAAGGAGCCTCACATGAGCTTGGACAAAATCACCGCTACCGACCAAGTAGCCGCAATTACAAAATACAACACAACGCCTTCTGATGCGATGGCGATTGAAGGTTACTATCACGCTGTTTGCTACAGCATTGATGGCTTTGTTAAGTGGGATGAACCTATCCAGAACTTGGTGACGACTGTTGGTAAGAACTTGACCTTGGATACCATCCTTGGCAACTCAGCCGCTGGCGCAGTTGTGATGGGTCTAAAAGGTGTGGGTTCAGCTAACGTAGCTGATACACAAGCATCCCACGCAGGCTGGTTGGAAGTGGGCGGTACTAATGCTCCTGCTTATTCTGGCAACCGTCCTACGCCTTCATTTAGCTCTGCCGCCGCTTCTAGCAAAGCTACATCTTCTGCCGTGTCATTTTCTATGACCAGCACAGGTACTGTGGCAGGTTGCTTTATCAACATTGGCGGTAGCGCAACTAAAGATTCAACCACTGGCACATTGTTCTCTGCCGGTGATTTTTCTAGTTCTAAGGCTGTTGTTAACGGTGACACGATTGCGGTAACGTACACATTAACATTGACTTGATATGGCGTTAGCTTGGGGTGATGGCGCATGGGGTGATAACGCATGGGGCGGGGGAGAGACTTTCCCTGTTAGCGTTACTGAAACTACCGCATTAGCCGACTCCCAAGCTGTTGGGTTTTTAATTGATGTAAGTATTACGGAGTCTTTGACCGGTGGTACGTCTTGGGGTCAAGACGCTTGGGGTGCTGATTCGTGGGGTGGTACGGCAGGCATTCAAGATATTCAGACTGTAGTTCTGACGATGAATGTGGCAGTATCTGAATCTGCGGCTATTGCTGAAGATCAGTCTGTTGTTGCTAACTTTGCAGGGTCTATAACGGAAACTGCGGCTATTGCTGAGACAAACGAGGCAATAACCAGCTACAACGTTAGCGTGTCAGATAGCCAGACCATTACAGATGATGAGGCCGCGCAGACAAGTTACAACGAGAGCGTGTCGGATTCAGTTGGGATTGTGGATGTACAGACAGCAGTTGCTACATTCTTAGGTGATATATCGGAGTCGATTGCAATAGCAGAAGCACAGGTGGCTGTGCTGATTATGACCATCAACGAGTCGATGGGTATTGCAGAAGGAACAACTGTTGGAACGTATTACACGGAATTTTTAACTGAGTCTGCGGCAATCGTTGAAGTAAACGGCGGTATTGCAAACTACAATTTAAGCCGGACGGAAACAATGGCTATAACAGAAACAAATGGTGGACGATTCTTGTGGGAAATTATTGATGACACACAAGGCGTTACATGGCAAAATATCAGCAATCCGCAAACACCGGGCTGGGGTGCTGTTGATACAACGGAATCGCCCGGTTGGACAGTAATTTCTACTCAGTAGGAGCAATAAATGGCAAATACATCGCTAATTGGACTAACCCTCCCAGTACAAGGAACTCTATCCGGTAGCTGGGGTAATACGGTTAACAATGCGATCTCCCAGATTGTGGACGTTGCCGT